ACATAATTTCAACAGATGCCTAAGAATGGACTTGGCATGCAGCAGAAACGACTATTTCAGACCTGTATTTTCATATATCCATTTTAAAGATGGTTACGCTTATGCAAGCGATACACATATCTTGGTAAAAAACAATCTATCCGAATGTTCCACATTCACCGATGAAGAAATAGAAAAGCTCGATGGCAAGTTTATAGGCTCAAAAGCCTACAAGTCTATCCTCTCTTACGATATGGTACAAGTTACGGACATGGGGTTTGAATGTATATTGTATGACAATCAAAAAGTTATATACCCATTCTCCGAAGTCTATAAATACCCTGAAATGGAGAATGTAATTTCAGAACATCTAAAAGAGAGCACAGAAGGAATCACAAAGTTACGGATAGATCCTTCGTTCTTCTCCAAGATCGAAAAAGCTCTATTCAATTTTGAGTACGCATATATGCAGCTTTCGGAAGGCAATAAATCTTTGCTCGTTAAAAGCAAAGACAGCGATAGTATCGGAGTCATTATGCTAAAATCAATATAGATTAAATACGAATCATTATGTTTTACGAAATCAAATTGAAAGTCGATAAAGAGAACGACAAAGGAGAGATGAAAGAAGTAATCGAACGCTTCATTACCGATGTAGAACTGTTCGCCGAGGCCGAAGCCAAAGGACTTGAACAGTACAACGGAAATTGCGATGTATTCTCTATCACCCGCTCGAATGTCGTCGAGATAGTCAACGAGAAGGAAGAAGACAAGCCTTTCTACAAAGCCACGTTGATAGACATATTCATCGATGACAACGGCAATGAAAAGGAAACGAAGTACTACAACCTCGTTTGCGCCAAAGACATCACCGAAGCCAACCGCCTCATGCAAGAACACATGAGACAAGGCCTTAACGATATGCGGTTGGACGGAATTGTGAAAACAAAAATCATGGACCTGATATAGGAGTATAATGTTAGACATTCCCGCAAGCCGAGCCGGGTACGTGGTCGAGCACCATACGGAGGAAGGAACTGCGGGGAGAAATAAGCCATAAGTGTTTTAGGTGGTATCGGCAGTGTCGGAATTGGTATACGATAAAGTGTAGCTCTTATAGATAGGTTGGCAATGGCACAGCTTGTAGAGGCGTAGCCGTAAAATAAAAATTACCGCTTGACAATTCTCCTCCGAGTTTAGGCATACGAAAGTATCGCACGGTGAGCGCAACCTCACAAATTAAAACTACTAAGTGAAAGTCTTAGAAAAACTCCTATCATGCGGGTTCGAGTCCCGCCTGCCGAACAAAAAGAAACGATATATGAATTACGGATTACCATATAAAGGATCAAAAAACAAAATAGCGGAATGGATAGTTTCTCATTTCCCGAAAGCTGAGAATTTTTACGACCTGTTCGCCGGTGGCTGTTCTGTGACACACGCCGCATTATTATCGGGGAAATTCAATAACATATATGCGAATGACTTGTTCGTCGAATACCCAAGATTATTTCTGTCCGCAATAAATGGAGAATTCAAGGACGAGACGAGGTGGATTAGCCGGAATGATTTCGAAGAATTGAAAGGAAGTGACGCTTATGTATCATCTTGCTGGTCTTTCGGTAATAATTGCAGGAATTATTTATATTCGGAAGAAATAGAGCCATACAAGAAAGCGTTACATTACGCATGTGTGTTCGAGGATTATTCGTTATTTAACGCGATGGGCATTTATCCGAAAAAATCGCAAAAAGAATCGTCATACGAAAGAAAGGTAGAGATAGGGAATTGGCTGAAATCAAACTCGTCCGAAGTTAAAACAAAATATATAAAGTATTGGATGTATCTGGTAGATGATAAGCGGAGAGATTATGAAAGGATATATAACATTGTCGTAGGAGGTGATACAATCAAGTCATTTGAAGACGAGAAAGAGAGACTGCGTAATTACCTGTTAAATGCGCTGTCTGAAAGCGGGTTAAAACAACGTGATGTTGGTGATAGGCTCGGGACAAATATGGAACGGCATTACTTCGGTAAATCGCAATGGTCATTCCCCACATTCGAGCAATATAAGAAAATGCAGGAGTTCATGCCCCTTAAAGAAGACTATTATGAACTGACCAATTATTATACAATATTAAATCGTCTGCAAAGACTGCAAAGTCTGCAAAGTCTGGAAAGTCTGCAAAGACTGCAAAGTCTGCAAAGTCTGCAAAGACTGCAAAGTCTGCAAAGTCTGGAAAGTCTGCAAAGTCTGAATATTTCTTGTGCGAGTTATGAGAACGTGAGTATAAATGTAGATAGCGTTGTCTACTGTGATATTCCGTATATAGGCAAAAATCCATATTTATCGGATTTCGACCATGAAAAGTTCTACGATTGGGCAAGAAACATTGGAATGCCCGTGTATATTTCGGAATATCAAATGCCAGAGGACTTCGTTTGCATAGATTCAGTTAAAAAACGTTCGCTATTATCCGGCAAAGGATCGGGAGAATTGAAAGATGAGAAAATATTTGTGCATGAGAGCCAAATCGGCAATATAAACCGACCGAAAGAAAAAGTTTACACGCAACTGAAATTGTTTTGATAATGGAAGAACAGTCCACATACAACAGAAAACTCAAATACGATGTATTGATAGGGATAGACCCAGACGTGGAGCGCAGCGGCTACTCCGTATTGGACACAAGGAAAATGAAAATGGAGATGAGTGTTTGCCCATTCCCCTTGTTGGTAGAGGGCATAAAAAAACTTCATGAGCACTGCAAGAAAAACGATGAACGAGTGGCGGTATATGTCGAGGCAGGTTGGAAAAACAAATCCAACTGGCATTTGTCACCGAAAGACACACGGGCGAGCGCAGCCAAGAAAGGCGAGCATGTAGGTCGCAACCAAGAGACCGGTCGCAAGATAGTCGAAATGCTGAGGCATTACGGAATACAAGTCATGGAGCAATCCCCATTGCGCAAGTGCTGGCAAGGGAAAGACGGCAAGATCACCCATGAAGAATTGAAGCGGTTGTGCCAGATGAGCGGGGTAGAGTTTAACAGACCCCGCAGCAACCAAGAAGAAAGGGACTCTGCCCTGCTCGCTATCACCTGCTCCGGATTGCCCATTAAATACAAAGTCGTTGAATCTAAAATAAACAAAGAAAATACGCTATGAAAACGAACCAACTGATGAAAAGAAAGATGGGTGAATTTAACGTAACCCAGCGAACAAAAGACGGATTCTTTTGCGCAACAGAGCTGTTGAGGCAATGGAATGAATATGCAAATCTAAATAGGGGGAATTCCCCCCATTTAAAGCAAAAGGATTTGAAAGAGTTCTTTTACAATAAAAACACAAAAGAATTTATAGATGCCTTGTTGGAGGAAGAAAAATTGAGCACGAAGAATCTTGCGTATTTAAAATTGAGAGGTAAAAGCGGAGGAACATGGATGCACCCTGTATTATTCGTCAAATTTGCTATGTGGCTAAATCCAAGATTTGAAGTACAAGTAATCAAATTCGTCTATGACGAAATGATAAAGTACCGCAACGAAGCCGGCGATGCCTACAACAAACTAGGCTCGGCCGTTTCAAAGATCGTTCGGAAAGACTTCATGCCCCAAGCCATGCAGAAAGTAGGAGAAGCGTTGAACTGGATTGTGTTCAACGAGCATGAAAGGAATATCCGCAACCAATACGGCGAAGAAAAGAAACAGCGGGAATTGTACGAGCTGGAAAGAAAAGTCGCCGACCTTATCAACGAGGGCTTTATCAAGAGCTACGACCAAATGATAACCTATCTGAAAAACGTTTACCGGCACAAGTACCTGCCGGCTGTATTCTCATAACCCAGAATTGTTAAAACAAGAATAGCCATGATTATAGCCAAGCAAGTTATATCCTCCATTATCGAGGAAAAGAAAAAGAATAACAAGGAGCCCTCCATAGCGAGCTTTACCGAAATACAGTCGGTGGTTATACGGTCGCTCAAATCTGAGATAAACGAGCTATGCAAAACCGGTGAGATTGACAAGCACAAGACCCTGAACGGGTGGGCATTCACTATCAAAGAAAAGAGAAATGATTGAATTAATGTACTATGGCACGTATTAGAACCATAAAGCCCAAGTTTTGGGACGATGCAAAAATAGGGAAGATTAGCCGAGATGCTCGTCTCCTATACGTAGGTATGTGGACGTTCTGCGACGATGCCGGAACTATAATAGCCGATCCGATTTGGCTCAAATCGAAAATATTCCCATACGACCAAATTCAACTTCAACAATTCAACAAGTTCTGTAAAGAGCTTCTGATAAATGGATTTATTAGTCTGTTCTCTTATAAGGAAGAGGAATTCTACTATCTGCCAAATTTCAGTCGTCATCAAGTAATAAACAGGCCGAATTTTGAAGAATTGAATGTGCCGAAGGAGTTTATTTACAACGAGTTGCAAAAAAACACGGAACAATCAGTGAATAATCACGGAACAATCAGTGCAGGAATAGGAGAGGATAAGGAAAAGGATAATAAAAAAGAAATACTCTCTAACGAGAGTATAAAGAAAAAAGCGGCGTCCGCCGCCACGCACGAAAGGAAAGAAGCCTTTTATCATTCCCTTATCCCTTATGCCGACAAGTACGGGAAAGAAATGCTTCGGGCATTCTTCGACTATTGGTCGGAGATGAACGCCTCCCAAACGAAAATGAGATTTGAGAAACAGCCCACATGGGAGCTCTCCAAGCGGCTCGCCACATGGGCAAACAACGAGAAAAAGTATGAAAAAAATAGAAGAGCTGCTACCGGAAAGACTAAACAGGAGCGAGTTGAAGAGTTTGCAAAAGCCATCGCCACCAAGCTGGCAACGGGAGATACTGGCAACCTACAAGACGGGGGAGAATCTGCTCTGCCTTTTTAGCCCCGACAATCAAGGCCGCTATTGCCAGAGCCTCGAACGATGCTTTATCGGCAAAGCTCCGAGCATAGCCCGTGTATCGAGGACGTTCGGGGGCCACATCGCCGAGTCGTGGCTGGAAATACAGCTTCTCGACCTCGCCGAGTTTTCGGGAGTCCGCAAGGACGGAATGACGGAAAAGGAATACGAGGAGATAGCCCGTATCATCATCTCCGGCTATGGTGATTTCAAGCTCACCGAGTTCATGGTATTCTTCCAGCGGTTCAAACAAGGGCTTTACGGGACGTTCTACGGAGTTTTCGACCCTATGGTGATAACAAGGTCTCTTCGAGAGTTCAGAGCCGACAGAGAGAAACTATTGCGGTTCTATGAGGACAAGAAACGGCAGGAGGAAAAGGAACGGGAGAGAGAGCTACGTGAAAAGGAGAAAGCGACACCCGTGCAGATTCAAGAAATTATCGACAAATACAGCAAAAAGGAAAGTTAAGTATGAAAGATATAGAGCTTTACAACGACTCATTCCAGAATTATAAAGTCTATGGTCTGCCAAAAGCGCAGCTGATTATAGCCGATGTGCCGTATAATTTGGCGAATAACGCCTACGCCAGCAACCCCGCATGGTATATCGACGGAGACAACAAGAACGGCGAGAGCGCATTGGCAGGCAAACAATTCTTCTCGTCCGACAGCGAGTTTCGTCCGGCCGAGTTCATGCACTTCTGTTCAAAAATGCTCGTGAAAGAACCGAAAGAAGCCGGCAAGTCCCCCTGCATGATACTGTTCTGCGAGTACGAACAGCAGTTCAAATTCATAGAGTTAGGCCGCAAATACGGGTTAAATCACTATATACCGCTGGTTTTCCGCAAGGACTTCTCTGCGCAAGTGTTGAAAGCAAACATGAAGGTCGTCGGCAACTGCGAATACGGTCTTATCCTTTATCGGGACAAGTTGCCCAAATTCAACAACAACGGGAGAATGATTTTCAACTGCTTCGACTGGGTGAGGGACAACATCACGCCCAAATGCCACCCTTGCCAGAAACCTGTCCCGCTCCTCAAACGGTTGATAGAGATATTCACGGACAAGGGCGATGTTGTCATCGACCCGTGCGCAGGAAGCGGCACAACCCTGTATGCGGCAGCCTCATTGGGAAGAAAGGCATATGGCTTCGAGGTCAACAAACAGTTCTATAACGACGCAAATGAAAAGGTCTTGAAAAGAATACAAGTCAGTTTATTTCAATAAATTATAAAAATCATACAGATATGAGTTTTACACACGCATCACTATTTTCCGGTATTGGAGGATTCGATCTCGCAGCCGAATGGGTGGGGTGGAAAAACGTCTTCCACTGTGAGATAAACGAATTTTGCGCACAAATTTTAAAATACCATTTCCCAAATGCAGATCACTATGAAGATATTAAAACAACAGATTTTACAAAGTGGCGTGGAAAAATCAACGTCCTGTCAGGAGGATTCCCGTGTCAACCTTTCTCCCTCGCAGGGCGAAGAAAGGGAGCGGAAGACGACCGCTATCTCTGGCCGCAAATGCTACGGGCAATACAGGAGATCAAACCCGATTGGGTTGTTGGTGAGAACGTTGCTGGAATCATCACGATGGTACAGCCCGGCAAGGCGGTTGAACTGGGTCGTTCAGCGACTCTTTTCGGAGAGGATTACAAGGACGAGGAGATTCAACAGCAATATGTCATTGAGACCATGTGCCAAGACCTTGAACACTCAGGATACTCTATCCAGCCGATACTTATTCCGGCTTGTGCCGTCGGAGCGCCGCACCGTAGGGACAGGGTTTGGTTTATTGCCAACCGTACAGACACAGGGGCTGAAAGTTTGCAATATTCATGGGAAGACAACATTCTATTATGTAGGACTGCTTCCGACACCACGTGCCGTGGAAGTGGTGGAACACCCCATGAAAGCTGCTGCGAGAACGAAAGACAGAACGGGTACGAAACTCAACAACCTTTCGTCAGGGGCTGCGTTCGGGCTTCTTCCCACTCCGATGGCAATAGACAGTGGGAGCGGACGTGTGAACAAGAGCCAATCAACGAACGCTTTGGAACGACCAACTATTGCTATGGCTGCGAGAATGGGGATCCTGCCTACTCCAAAAGCACAAGAAGTGAGGGAAAATGTGGCTATGGACAGAGGAAAGTCCAATTTAACGGACGAAATAGCAAATATATACAAACCTGCTGGGAGAAATTCCCAACTCAATCCCCTGTTTGTAGAGGAAATGATGGGCTTCCCTTTGATGTGGACGACCTTGCCATATCTTTCCCGAAGTGGAGAGCGGAATCAATCAAGGCCTACGGAAACGCCATAGTCCCGCAAGTTGCATACGAGATTTTCAAAGCAATAGAAACAATTAATAAAAATATTATAAAGGAGGAATAAGATATGAAGATTAAATTATTGAAAAGATTAAGGAATGATATTTTACAAAATTTTGAATATCATGATTGTGGATGGAGTGGATATTATAGAGTTATCTATAAAGGAACTAGGTATGAGTCAGAAATAGTAAGCGGTTTAGATTATTTTCTTACAGGTGGATACTGGTTTATTAGAAAAGTTATTATCGAAGAAATAAAAAAAATGAGAGAAAAGTCTGATATTAAATTTATGTATATAAAAAAAGATAGTTAGATGATTAAAGGAGGAATAGAGGTTGAAAGACTTAAAAAGAAAAGAATATGGCTAAAAAAATTATGTTCTCAGATAAGTATGGTTTGACCCAAGCCGTACTTGAAGGTATAAAAACTCAGACAAGGCGGATAATGAATCCACAACCGGAGGACTGTTCTACGGTACATCGTTGGTATAAATCAGCATATTGGAAGGACAAACCCATGAGTTTGGTTGTCAACGAAGATGGTAGTGTTTATTGTGAGTTCTGTGGTTATGGAGCAAAGCTGGAAGGTGGTAGCATATTCCGACTCCCGTATAAAGTAGGTGAAATCGTAGCCGTCGCTCAAAGCTACAATTCCTTTTACAATGATGAGTGCAATCCCAATTTATTCCCAAACGGTGCAGGCTGGACAAATAAAATGTATGTGAAGCCAGAGCTAATGCCCCACAGAGTCAGGATAACAGCCGTAAGAGTGGAGAGGTTGCGGGATATATCTGATGTTGATTGTATGGCAGAGGGGATTAATTACTATGAGCAAGAGGGTTTTTCTTGGTGTTCAACGGGAAAATTATTTGATACACCTCGTGAAGCCTATGCTGCACTAATTGATAAAGTAAGCGGTAAAGGCACATGGGAGAGAAACCCCTATGTATTTGTGTATGATTTCGAACTGGTAAAGTGAAATTATGGAAGTAGATAAAATAGAGGCATTTGATTATATGCTACAACTTTTTGAGGAGTGGCGGGATAATCATGAAACGATTAAGGGCAAGCCGGATCGGAGGTATTAATGTTCCGAATCAAGTTCGATGCAAATCGACTTCGATATTTAGTTATCAAATATCAAATTAACTCTTTTAATAGTTTAGTTAACATTGTTGTATTATGAGTAAAAAGAAAATCTACATCTCCCTACCCATTACCGGCAGGGACTTCGATGAAGTGGAAAGCGAGATACTATACGTTTCGGGAGTCCTCGAAATGAAAGGCTACCGTGTCGTCACACCGATAGACTTCGATGTAAACCCCGATTTGGACAAACCCTATCATGAACTTCTGGGAAACGATATAAAGGCACTAATGGAATGCGATGCGATATGCCTTTGTCCCTGTTGGGAAAAATCCAAAGGCTGCCAGTTAGAACATTTCGTGGCCCAACTATGGGATAAGGAGATAATAGAATTTGAACGATTAAAATACAGTAAGATATGGAAAGAAAAGTAGGAGAAATATTTGAGTACAACGGAGAATGGTATCAGTGTATTCATACAAAATCTCTTGGATGTGAGAATTGTGATTTAGCTACCAAGAGTGATATTCATTGTAGTGATGTATTTGAGATAAGAGGAGAATGTTTATCATGTTATAGAAAAGATGGTAAATCTGTAATCTTCAAGAAACTTGAAAAGGTCGGAGAGCCGTATATGAGCAATGGCCATTTAATGCAAACATTATCTGGCGAGAAACAGCCTAATTCTATTCGTGACTATAAAACACGAATGTGTTATTATGCAAACTGTATATTAAGAATTGAAATCAAACAAAACAAAGAAGATATGGAAGAAAAGAAATTGAATTTTAAACCCTTTGACCTCGAAGCAGCCAAAGCTGGCAAGCCAGTTTGCACAAGAGACGGGAGAAAGGCGAGGATTATTTGCTTTGACGCAAAATGTAATAAACCAATTGTTGCTTTAATATACGATTGTAATAAAGAAACTGTTTTGCAATATCTTGAAAATGGTAGATTTTTTGTCGACCAGATTGATAAATACGACCTCATGATGTTCCCCCAGAAGAAAGAGGGGTGGGTGAATGTATATAAATCATATAATGTAGGAAAGAAAATCCCTTGCATGGCAAGTATTTACCCGACCAAAGAGGAAGCAAAAAAATCTTCCGTAGTAGGATTTGACTATGTTGATACCGTTAAAATCGAGTGGGAGGAGTAAATATGAAGAAATTTTTATTGCTTTTATTAGTATCGCTTATACTAACAAGCTGCTATACAAATGGAGACTGTACAACTGCTGTAAAGGAAGCATACCCCGATAATGAGATATACCGGGTAGATGTAAATAGATTCATACTCATTGATTCCATAGGAATATGGTATGTGAATGCAAATATGGGTATAAAAGAACCATATACAGAAAAACAATTAGTTAAACTTTGGAATAATCATGGGAGAAATTGAATTTGGTAAATGTGAAATCTGTGGCAAAGAAGCACCATTAGAAAGGACTTATTTCTATTATCCTATTCATTGTGAATGCTGTGGTAGTAAGGACAAGAATGGACAAAAACAACATTTTGAAATGGTAGTACATTGCGAAGATTGTCCCGCTCCTATGCCCAAAGAAATACACCCGTTGCTCAAATCTATGCACGGTGAAGAACATAGAGCGAATATCACGAATATTTTGCCGACAGAAATTAGAGGTCAGTTTATTATAAATGATAAAATTATTAAGGAGTAGCAAGTTATGTGGATAGCAAGGGACGAAAGTGGAAAATTGTTTATGTACTCAACTAAACCATTTAAACGTAAGTATACATGGGGATTTAAAGATAAAAATACTACTGTTGTTGTATTAAGTGACAGTTTATTCCCAGAAGTAAAATGGGAAGATAAAGAACCAAGAGAGTTGATATTGAAATAATTGTGTAAGACAAGTAAATCATGGACATTGAAATATTGAAAGAGGAGTACAGCCGGAAGATGGAGAAGGCTCTGAGAAGGGGCGACTTCGCTCTGAAATAAAGCAAGAATTTACTTGCTAATCAGATTGATTTTTAGTATATTTATATAAGTTTTAGGTTATTGTTTTAGGATATGAGCAAAGGTAAATTTAACGATGTCAAAGATGACATCATCTCCTATATAAGGGAGGGGGATTCTAATATCTTAGCCTGTAAAAAGGTTGGTATTAGCAAAGAAACATTTTATACTTGGATAAATGACAAACCTGACTTTTCTGACTCTTTAAAAAAGGCGAGAAAAGAGTTTCGTGAAACTATCGTTCAAACGTTGGAGCAATCACTTTGGAAGCGTGCTGCCGGTTATGAGATTGAAGAGTCTAAAAATGAATATAGAACTTTAAAGGACGGGGGGGAAGTGCTTGTAAAGTCAAGCAAAATAACGAAGCACTTCCCTCCGGATACTGGTGCACTTATATTTGCTTTGACGAACTTAGACCCTGAAAATTGGAAAAACAGACAGGATAACAGGCTTTCTGTCGATGATGGCATAAGCGGATTTAAAATATCTGTTGTACATAAAGAAGGTACACCACCGATAGCCAACAGTGAAGATGACATCGCCGACTGACATATTCGCAACCTTGCCTTTATTTGACAGCATGATGAATAGTAACGAGCGTATCATAATTAATCAGGGTGGAACGTCTTCTGGTAAAACCTATACGATATTGCAGTTGCTAGTATATTATGCTCTCTCGTTTGTCAATAAAGTTATAACGGTTGTCGGACAAGATATACCTAACTTGAAGAAGGGAGCATATCGAGATGTCAAGACGATAATAGGTAATAGCGATTTTTGCTCTGATAAGTTCTCGTTCAACGAGAGCGACAGAGTTGTAAAGTGCGTTACCGGTTCCATAATAGAATTTGCTTCGTTTCAGAATGAGCAGGATGCCAAGAGTGGAAAGCGAGATTATTTGTTTGTCAATGAAGCTAACGGTATACCTTATCCTGTATATTGGCAGCTTGCCATTCGTACAAGAAAGCAGATATTTATCGATTATAACCCGACAGCTCGTTTCTGGGTACATGATAAGATAATAGGGAAGCCAGAAGCAAAGCTATTCATTACTGATCATCGCCACAATACTTTTCTCTCCGAAGAGGAGCATGATAAGATAGAAGGGATTGAAGATAAGGAGCTTCACCGTGTATATGCGAGGGGAAAGACTGGAAGACTCCGAGGTATGGTTTATGACAATTACGATATTGTCGATTCTATGCCTGATAATTACAAGGGTAGATGGTTGGGACTTGACTTTGGATATAACGATCCAACGGCATTGGTTGATGTTCGTTTATCTGGTGGCCATTTATGGATTGATGAGATTCTATTTGAAGGAAAGGTAACCAATACCGATATTTCGAGAGTTGTTCGACAGAATGGAATGGCATCCATTACCATTATCGCCGATAGTGCAGAACCTAAGAGCATAGAGGAATTGAAGAGGTTCGGGCTTAGGATAGAGGGAGCGAAGAAAGGGAATGATAGTATAAGACTAGGTATTTCGGTATTGAAAAGATATAAGTGGCATGTGACGAGGCGAAGTACGAATATAAGGAAAGAGCTGGCAAATTATAAGTGGAAAGAAGGAGATGATGGAGAACCTACAAATGAGCCTATCGAATTATTCAATCACTCGCTAGATGCTATCCGCTATGTAGCTCTCAATAGATTGTTTACACCGCCACAACATAAGAAGATATTTAAACTCGGAAATATATGAAAAGAGAAAAAAGAAAAACATGTACGACGGCTCATTTTTTAGCCATCATGGAATGTTTAACCGAAGAATCGGTAGAAAGTGTAAAAGGAGCTAAAAGAGTTTCTACATTCAAAGGAAAACCATTAAAAACAGACATAAACGGTATTATGTACGGTGAATTGTTGCAGTTAATGGAAATAAAGACGACCTCGGAAGAATTTATAAAGCCAATGCAGATTGTTGAGGGACTTACCGAGGAGGAAGTTTTGAAAGCTGATGTATCTGTCACGGCCGGGTATAGAAATTGGATTATAGATGAGGTTAAGAGGGTTTCCAAAATGTTTGAGGCGCTCGGTGAAACAATGAGTTATTCATCGGAAGAGATAGCCGCAGGAGTAACATCGTTGAATTTTGGCACATTCGGTATTGTCGATTCTTATGCAAAACGTATGGGAATAATAGATCATGATTATGTTCTTCAATGTGTGCCGTGGGTAGTTATCTATCAATGTATGAAGATGGATAACGAAGTAGTAGCTTATCAAAGGAGGTTGAAAAAGTTAATTTACAAGAAAAAATGATGGAGGATAAGATAAGGGAGATCGTAGAGGCTATGGGCTTCTCTTTCTCAATAGGAGATATATATCATTTGAACCAGTGGCTTCAACAGCCGGAACAACTTCCTGCCGTATTGTATGTAATGCCTATCAATGGAGGAGGAGAAATAACAGTTTCGGGAATGTTGAAGAAGAATATAGAGCCTTTGTTATTCTTTCTCGACCATGAGGGAATAGATCCGGAAGGAGAAGATACGAATACTATTATAGAGCGAATGCGTTCTGCCGTTGAGGAATTCGTTGTTCGGGTAAACGACACCCGATATTTTGAACCAATAACCGCATGGAGTTGCCATGATGTAATCAGGGATATGGCGATACAGTGTTCAGGAGTATCAGTTTCTTTGAATCTTAAAGAATCGACAGGAAAATGCGTATAAGGGAAATTCTACAAGAAGAATTGGAGTGGCTCAAAGGCAAGATTGTAGAACAGCTGAGAGCTACCGGAACAACGGTAACGGGACAGACGGCCGATAGTATCGAGGTATATATAGAAGGCAATGAAAAGGAAATCGAAGCCTATTTACTAGGGCGACCTGCATTTTCCACGGTTGAGAAAGGTAGGGCTGCGGGGGGTGTTCCATCTAATATGGTAGATATTATCAGGCAATGGATTATTGACAAAGGAATATCGGTAAGGCAAGTTCCATACATTCGCCAACCGTCTGAGAACTGGCAACAGAAATATACGGTCGAGGAAAGAAGCCTGAATATGGCAGCGGGAGCTATAAGCCATACGATAGCCACAAAGGGTACGAAGCTATATAGGGAAGGAGGACGAGCAGACATTTACACTCCCTTTATAGATGAGTTTCTTAGACGGGTAGAAGATAAGATTTATTTAGAGTATAAACTTGAAATATTAGAAAGATTATGATTCTTAATGGTAGTAATGAATTTACGCAGATTGAACTGAATGATATTGGCTATGTATTTTCTCCGAACATAGTTCAAATTGGTGCGCCAATGACTGAAATTAATAAAGTTGAAATATCTATTGCAGATAAAGAGCGGAAATCATATAGGGAGACATGGGTGTTCAACGAGGTTACAGTGGCTAAAAGAGACATAAGTTATATTTTACGTGAATTTATTGATTTAGAAAGATTAAATCCATTTTCAGACGGAAAATCAGAAACATGTGTTAATACGTTGAGTTTATCATTTAATGTAATTACAAATGATGGTACAGATGTATATAGTATAGATAATTATACGATTATATTTGGTGCGATGATACCTTATGATTCTATATTTGATAGAGGTCGTAGTATAAAGGTAAAGAGTTTCGTTAATTTCCCTTTTTCTTTGGACTTTCCTTTAATGATAGGAGGAGCAGTTAAATATTCTAATGAATCAGATATTAGATACAGACATCGAGAACCTGGGAACGCATTGATTAGTCTTAATTCATCGGGTGTGTATTATGGCAATTATACAGTTTCAATGCTTAAATCATTTAATACTAATACATATAATAATTATCCATTCGTTTTATTAAATCAATCGTCAAATGTTAAGTATGAGGTAGATATAGATACTTGTATAAGTGGGATATATCTTATGTGGCTTAATCATTGGGGAGGCAAGAGCTATTTCCTTTTTAAGAAAAAAGGAGATATGCTTAAAGTTGATGGAGAAGATTATAATAAAAAAAATATTTACGATTCACGATTGAACGATACAGTGAATCAATTGAATAAAACTGCGAAACGGGTATTAACCCTCGCTCTCCCATTGGCTGAAAAAAATATATATGATTATGTTGAAGAAGTGTTATATTCCCCGATGGTCTACATGTTTGATATAAAAGCAAATGCGTTTATCAGAGTAAATGTACAGACTGGGGATTTTGAGCGGACGAGTGCTGAACTTCAAGATTTTGTTTTCAAGATTGAATTACCCGAAGAGTTAACAATAAAGATATGAAAGAGGAACTATATATCAAGGGTGAAAGTGTCGATTTGGGCGACAGTGAGATAACACTCAATTTCAAGAGCAATTTGTTGGGGGACATTTCCAAGATAACAGCCTCGAACAGTTATACGATAAAGTTACCGAGGACGAATAAGAATATACGGCTGTTGGATTTTCCCGATGTTGCCGGTCATGAGAGTTACATGATGAGGGACTATTTCAATGCGGAGTATTACAGGAATGGGGTAAAGCTATTTGACGCAAAAGCCGTTCTTATATCGTGTAGCGAAGATGGGTTTGATGTGGCCTTGACTTGGGGAATGAGTGAGAAATTTATTCAGCTCATGAACGATGATAAGAGCATACAGGAGTTTGCCGATATGGCTTTGCCGTGGAACAGCTCTACGACATACGACAACGGACTGGTTAACGGTCAGCTGTCACACGGTTATATCCGTCATAATGCGGGTATAGATGTGGATTCCAACCGAGACAAGATATTTATACACCCGTCCGTAAATTGCATGAGGCTGTTGGAAGAAATAGCCTCATATTACGGTATCGCAATGGAGTGGGGCAGCTATAAGCAATATATAGAACTGTTGTACTTGCCCCTCATCTCCCAGAAAGCAAGCTCGAAGTATAATTTTTTTGAAGCGAATATTACAGGTACACTTGATAGTGATATTAAGTATGTAAAATTTACCCAAATAAATAGAGTTGATGGTATAAATATTTCTAATACAGAAACATACGGAGATGTTGTTAGAATATATGAAACATCTCTTGACTGGGAATTAGACATCCTTATTTATACAAATAAACATAATACTCTTAATGTGGTAGAATTAGCCTTTTATTCAAATGCACAATATATTAAGAGTTTACAAATTAGCTCAAATGATATTGGATTGTGTGCTTATAAAGGAGTTATACCTTTTGATATTACAGAATATAGTAATATAACAATTAGAATACGTATAAACAATGGGGCGTTATTAGGTATTATAAAAAGTTATATAAAAATTTTTAGCGAAGATGTTCAGTCTGTATCTTATAACCAATATTACCCTATCGGCTCGAACCTGCCGGATATATCGGTAGTCGATTTCATAAAGCAAATATGCTGGCTGTTCGGCTTGTTCGCCATAAAAAGCGATACCGGTGTCTCTTTCATATCCGTAAACAAGATAATAGATAATAGAGACAAGGCGGTCGATTGGAGCAAGAAATTAGTCCCGACAGGGTGGACGGCCAAAGAGACCTCGTACACGTTTGGGGACTTTGCACAGAAGAACTATTTCCGTTACGAGGAGAACGAGAACGCCAAGAGTGCAGACGGCTATATGGTTGTGCAAAATAAGACTCTCGACTATGAAAAAGACTTAGTGAAACTTCCTTATACTGCCGGGGGTGACAATGGGGACATGAGAGCTGTTCCATATTTCAAATGGAGCGACGACGGTACGATCGTGGAGCTTGTTGATTGCGGGGACAGGATTATGCAGCTTGTAATCTCTTTTGATAGTCAAGGCAAGGAGGATGCCCGTTTAGACTTTTCAGACATTAAATTTCAAAACCGGGTATCACGTTTCGGTCTATCTTCTTATCAAGATCTCATCAAATCGCCGTTTGTGATTAAAGACACATTCAGGCTTACTGAGATAGATTTGAAAAACCTCGATTACACGATACCTGTATATATAGAGCGATATGCTGCATTTTTCGCTATTATATCTATAAAGTCGCAAGGTGATTATTCAGAGTGTGAACTACTTAAATTATTATGAATACTATAAATGTTTTAGGTTATGGCAGAGAAAGAGATTATCCTCAATGTTAAAGTACAAACAAATACAGAGGCAGCGATTAAACAAATAATGGAGCTGAATACCCAAATAGAAAGGGAAAAGAATTTGCAAAAAGAGTACAACCAATGGTTAAAGGAAGGGACTGTTTCTTGGGAAGAATATAATCGGGAAATGGAGCTTTCAAAACAGCATGTTACCGAATATTCTACAAAGATACGAGCTCTTAGGAAAGAGATTCAAAATAATATTAAAGTTGAATCGGATTTAAGAGGTTCACTTGTTCAACTGCGTGCGTCTTTATCCAATCTGACTGCCGAATATGACAATCTAAGTAAGGCGGAACGGGATTCGGCGAAAGGGAAAGAATTACAAGACAAGATTAATGCTGTTACAAAAGAGCTTAAAGGAGCAGAAGAGGCAACCGGTCGATTCAACCGGAATGTAGGTAACTATGAAAATGCAATCAAAAGCGTATTTGGGAACAATCAGCTTGTTGCAGGAATTCAGGCTGTAAGGAATGGTATTATAGGGATAAGCAAGGCTTTTGATCTTCTTAAATCTCACCCGGTAATTGCTGTTATAAGTGTCATTACGGCATTATTCTTGAAACTGGCAAATTCAGCAAAGAACAACGAAGAACAATATGTTAAGTTGCAGCAGGTATTGGCTCCGTTGAAAATGGCAATGGACGGAATAACAAGGGTTGTGGAATCTATTGTAGATGTTTTTCTTTCTGCCGCACAAGCTGTTACTGGTTTGGTGGGTGCTTTTTTGGATTTTATTGGAGTAGGAGATAGCATAAATCAAAATTCAAAGGATTATATAGAACTTGAAAAGCAGAAATTAGATTTAGCCAATAAAGAAAGGAGCGACCTTGTAGAGAATGCGAAATTAAGTATGGAAGCCTCTGATTTGAGAGCGAAATCTGCTCAGAGGGATAAATATTCAGCAGAAGAACGCATACAATTCTTGAATAAAGCCATAGATAAGGAAAAAGCTATGGCAGATAATGAGTTGGAACAAGCGAAACAGAGATTAGAAATAGCTAAAAAAGAAGCTGAGCGAACAAAAAATAGTAAAGAAGTGAATGATGAATTGGCACAAGCAGAAGCTAATTTGTACAATGTTCAAAAAGAATATAATACAAAAACAAGGGAGTTATATTCACAACGTTCAGAGGCTCAAACTAAATTAAATCAAGAGGAGGAACAACGGTTACAATTAGTGCAAGAGCGTTCGGATAAAGAGCTTGCAGCTATGCGTGCTCTCCGTGATTCTGAAAACGCACTGATTGCCGATAGTGTGGAGAAACAGAGAGCAGCCATAAATTCAAGTTATGATGATCAGATAGCAGATTTAAGGAAGCGAATGGAAACAGAAGAAAATCTGACAGATCAAGCCAGAGCGGCAATGAGTGCCACGATTGAGAACTTGGAGAAGAAGCGCACAGCAGAACTGGCTGAATTGAATGAGGAATCGATTCGGGAAAAGTTAGAGCAAGAAGCTGCTTATATTGAGCAGAGGCTTCAATTGGCAACAGAGGGTACAATTCAGGAATATAGTTTGAAAGCTGAACAGCTCAAAAAGGAAAAGGAGATAGAACTATCCAATACAAAACTGACTGCCGAGCAGAAACAACTGATTGAGGACAGTTATCAAAAGAAGCTCGACGAAATTACATCTGAGTATGAGCGGAAAAAGCAAGAGAAAGCTATGGAAGCATTGGAACTAGAACTGTCCAACAGGTTAGCAGCCGCCAAGATAGCCGGAGAAGATGAGTTGCAAGTCGAGCTTGAAAATGCCAAGAAACGGCTTGATTCCTTACAGCAGTTAGAGGGAGAAAGCGATGCCGAGTTCAAAGCCCGACAACTCGAAGCCCAGCAGGAATATTTGGATGCCAAAGAGGAACTTGCCCAGAGGGAAATAGAAATAGAACAAGCGAAGTTCGAAGCGGCATCTCAAATTACAGGAGCTCTATCGGGGTTATTCGAGCAGCTTGGAGAGGACAATAAGGCATTTATGATTTTATCGAAGACATTAGCATTGGCAGAAGTTGCTATTAACACAGGAAAAGCAATATCTTCGGCTGTTGCGGAGGCTGCCAAAGGTCCATTTGGTATTGCAAAAGCAGTTTCTTTAATCGCGACGATAATCTCCAATATGACAACTGCGATAGGAATTATAAACTCGGCCAAGTTTGCCGATGGTGGTCTTGTAGAAGGTCCCGGAACGGGAACGAGCGACAGCATACCCGCTATGTTGTCTAACGGTGAGAGTGTGATGACAGCAAAAGCTACCTCCATGTTCGCTCCGCTACTGTCTGCTATTAATGTAGCCGGAGGAGGCGTGCCCATACAAGTTCGGGAAAAAAGCAGTCAAGCTCTCGGCGAGGAGATGATTGCACGAGCCATTGCACGAGGCATGCAAGATGTCCACCCGATTGTTTCCGTTACGGAGATTAACAAGGTGGGTTCACAAGTTAAAGTGGTAGAGAATTTAGGTTCCATTTAATTGTTTAATTCATGAAAGTACACGAATGTATAGAAATAAGCCGTCCCATATTGGAGGCGATGAGGCGCGCCGGAGTCAATCTGGACGATGTTAAGTACCTTGAAATGTACAAGCGTTTCCTAACGATGAAGGGAGAAGGGTTAAAAGTGTCTTATATCGCCGAGAAATTGAGCGATGAGTACCAGATAAGGCCTAGAAAATTCTATTACATCTTGAAAAAGTTCGATTCCGTTGTTTAATTATATGTGTTGTGTTTCGAGTGGCGTGTGTCCGTGAGGATATGCGCCATTTTTTTTTGCTGCAAAATCCGTGCAGTTGAATCCCTTCTTATCATTCTGTTTGATAGGTTATTCCTTCGTAAATTTGGAATAAACCAATGATTGGATAATGGTATTAAAAATATATTCTCAAATAGCGAACGAGTCGGAAAAAGCATTATTGCAGTTTTTCGGGGACAATGCAGTTTCTTTCATCGATGTAGACGATTTTGTAAGCCAGATACCGGAAGATGACGATTCGATAGAGGTGCGCATTCATTGTCCGGGCGGCGATGTCGCCGAGGGCTGGGCTATCGTTGACAAATTGAGGGCGACCGGCAAAAAAATAATAACGGTGGTTGACGGAGTGTGCGCCTCTATGGCGACGATAGTCCTGCTCGCAGGTTCGGTACGTAAAGGATATAAGAACCAGAGGCTTCTGATTCACAATACCCGCTTCTGTGATTTTTATATAGAGAATGCCACGGCGGAAGAACTGGAAGCCAAAGCTAATGATTTGAGGTCGGAGGATAATAAGATTCTTGACTTCTATGTAGAGCGCACGGGGGCTGATAGGGAAGTTCTCTCCACTCTGATGAAAGAGGAACGCTATATAAGCATGCAGGAAGCTAAGGATTTGGGATTCATAACGGAAATAATCGAGCCGATTTCGGCTATTTCCAATACAAACAAAAATAAAAAAAACATGAGTAAAAAGAATCTGAAAGATGCGCTGAATGTGTTGGCGCAAGCACTCGGTTTGTCAGGTGCAAAAGACATCGAGCTACAAACTGAGGACGGGCAAGTATTGACAGTAGAGCGAGAAGAAGGAGACCCGGAGGTAGGTGATGCCGCCAGCCCTGACGGGGAATGGTTGATGCCCGATGGGAGAACGATTATCGTATCTGACGGCGTGATTACCGAGATTCGTGAAGCTGTCCCTGATGGAGGCGAAGATGTGGAAGCACTTAAAGCTGAGATTGCTCGACTTACAGCGGAGCTGGAATCAGAAAGAGCGAAGGGAAAAAGCGACGAGGAGTCTGCTATTCTAGCCCAAGTTAAAGCGGCAGGGGGCAAACAATGGCTTGACAGAGTGACGACTAGCAATTATGTGCCACCTAAACCAAATCTGGCTAGAAAGAAAGAGCAGGTAGCAGAGGAAAACGTCCTTGAAAAGGAATTAAGGGAGAGGAAAGAGAGAGCGAAAGCCCATGAGGCTGAAAAGCGAAAAAGGAAATAGGTAATATTAAGAGATTGTTTAGGTTATTATGGGAACTTTTAAAGATTTGACCCCTGATAATGGGGCGATAAAAACGTTGCAGGAGTTAATTCCGATGACAACGTTCAAGGACGAAAGCCTTGAAGCGCTATTTACATTGATGACTAGTGCGAGAAACGGGAAGAAATTAGGGTTCATAGGAGATATGGAAGATGTCGGAACGAAACTGACCAACCGTTGTAATCCTACTTATGTATCTGCTTCCATTGATGCGAACGAAAAAGAGTGGGAATTGGGAGAATGGGAAATACCCTTAAAGCTCTGTTATGACGATATTATGGGTACAGTAGCCGAATATACGCTGAAAACAGGCACGGATAAGGGCGACATGACCTCTATCGAATATATGAATGTTGTCTATCGACCTGCGTTGGAAAAGGCCATGATAAATATGATGTGGCGGTTAATTTGGTTCGGCGACAAGGACGCAAAGAATATAACCGAAGGAAGCGGTCAGATAACAGACGGGGTTAATACTAACTTGTTTACAGTTGCCGATGGATTCTGGAAGCGATTGTTTGCAATAATTACAGATAATGAATCTCAGAAAACAGCAATTGCGGCAAATTCGCAAACAACGGCAGCCCTTCAAAAATCGAAATTATTAGAATCCGGTGTTGCAACGGGCATAGTAGACTCCATGTTGATGGAAGCAGACCCAAGAATTTCTACCCTTGATGGGGCAGCTATTTTTATGACAAAATCATTGGCAGACGCATTGACGCAAGATGTGAAGAAGACTTACAGCACGATAATGCCGTGGGAAGTTATCTTCGATGGTGTTCAAATGGCGCAATACAATGGTGTTCCTATTTATTCCGTATCGATTTGGGATAGAATGATTCAAAAATATCAAAATGATAAGACGAAGTTGAACATTCCTCACCGAGCTGTTTACACTTCGCCGAAGAATTTACTTGTGGGGGCTCCCGGAGAATTGATTTCAGATTTGGATATTTTCTTCAATCGTGAAAAACGACAAACTCAAATTTATTCGACAGGAGACCTCGGTACTTTAATCGCAGAAGATGAGTTAGTTCAAGTAGCATGCTAAATAATTTTTTAAGAAAGGAAAATGAAATGGCAACAGACTGTGTTAGTTTGATTTCGGCAGGAATAGTTCCGAACTGTGACGATCCTATTACAAAGGGGTATGAGCACAAAGGAATAATTATTAACTGGGACGACATCGATTTTACGGCCACCACCTTTTCTGGTGCGAATACGATTTCCGACCTTGTTCTAAAAGACGGGAAAAAGGCCTATGAAATCGTTCAAAGAGGAAATGCGCCATATACGGGATCTACCTCTGAACTGGCCGTTGGAACAATTTCCAATACGGTAACTAAAAGTGTCCAATTTACGATATTGAACAAAGGTCCCAAGATTGCTGAAACAGTGATAGACCCCTTGTTCAATGGTAAGTATGTCGTGATTCTCGAAAACACATGGAAGAATCTTAGTGCCACACAAGGTACGAAGGGAGACAGTTCCTTTGAAGTTTTCGGTATCAAACAAGGCATGTTCGCAACGGCAGCGACTCGTGACCCGTATAGCTCGGATACACAAGGTGGCTGGCAGGTTACCATGACTGAAACTGAAAGCCCTGTGGCAGAAGTTTATTTGTTCAAGACCAGTTATGAAGCGACGCTGGCGATGATTAATTCGTTGGTTAATCCTTCTTAAAGTCTATGACCTATGAAGAAGCGATGAAATTATCCTCCGAGTTGATAGGGAGAATAAACTCCCTATCGCAGGAGGATCATCGAACGATCGAGAAACTCTATAAAGAATCCTTGAAAAAAGAAGTTCGGAAATGTAACTGCAAGGACAAGCATAGAGACGCATTGATTGAAACATTCACTTATTTAAAAAGGAACAAGAAGATGAAAGAGAAATCGAAATTTGTATTAAAACCCGGAGCTGTGATTCAAGTGTTCGGTGATCCACGTGTTTACACGAATGAGAACCTTACCGATGATATAGCCAAAGAATATCTGACCAATAACCCCGGCTTGCGAACCATGTTTTCTGTAATCCCTGACGAGTTCTATGAATCTAAAAGCCGTAAAGGAGCCTCAAAAGAGGATTAACACGAATTATCTGAGTAGCCTGAATATACAGAGCTATGGTGAAGATAATTTGTATCCCAATAAATTAGCCGAGGTGGTAGCATCGTCGTCTATCGCCTCCGGCTGTTTGTCTCGCTATGCAGATTTCATAGAAGGGAATGGATTTAACTCTCAAATAATTTCAGATTACAAAATCAACAAAAGCGGAGATACACTAGATGACTTGTTGGGATTGTTAGCAAATGATCTTGCAAAGTTCGGAGGTTTTGCAATACATGCCAATTATGACGTATTAGGAAAGATTCGCAACATTCATCATATCCCATTCATTACAACGAGACTTAAAGAGCCAAACGATTACGGTAAAGTGACAGAAATAGCCATTCACCCTAACTGGACGGGTGATGAGACTAGGAATGGGAAACGAGTTCGAGTCAACAAGTCGAACATTAGTTTCATTCATGTTTTCGATCCCAATTCTGCAATTACCGAAATTGAAGAGGTTGGGATAAATGATTATAAGGGGCAGGTGTTATGGTATTCGAGGAATGGCAACATGGTTTACCCTCTTCCGGTGTATGACCCTGTTATCACGGATATGAGTACAGATGAAGGACTTGCAAATGTACGTTATCGCAACGCCCGGAATAACTTCTTGCCGAGCGGGGCATTGATTACAAGGAAAGGAACAGATATTCAAGAGAATTATTTTGACAATGAAAGGAGATCTTACGGACATGAGAGTTACGAAAGTGAATATTCTCCTGTGTTGAAAAACTTGCAGGGAGACTTTAATGCCTGCAAGATAGTAGAGATAGAGATAGGAGCTGACGAGCAATCTCCTGAATTTATAAGTTTGTCGACCAACAATTATGATAAGGAATTTACCGTAACGGCGGATAGCATAATAGATAATATCTATTCAGCATTCAACCAAGAAGCATTTTTGGCAATAAGAAAAGGAAAGCTCGGCTTCTCTGGTGATATATTGGCTGACGCTTATTCCTACTATTCGGGTAAGGTAACCAAAGAGCAGAGGGCAATATCGAGAGCCTTGTTATCTATATTCAAGAATTGGTATGAACAACCATTCGGAGAACTCACGTCTGATACTTTTAAAATACAATCGATGTTGTATGGCAGCACTAATAACACCAACTGATATATCGACATTGGCAAGGCCTTGCTATGCAGATAAGGAAATTGCAAATAAAGCGATAGACGAGGCGATAGATATAGACATTCGCTATCTAGTAGGTGATACTCTGTTTCAAAAGATAATGCAGAGTAAAGATACAATATTACTAAATGGAGGTTTGTATAAATCGAAGAAAGGAGAAGATCGCATTATCGGAGGGTTGAAGAAGGCTGTTGCCTATCTGGCCTATTCACGTGTCGTAAAATTCGGTAATAGCTTGCCGACGAGGTTTGGAACTATGAATAACAACGATGCTTATTCTTCGCATACAGAATTAAAGGAACGACAAATGATAGCCGATGATACTTATTCTATCGGATTGAAATATGTAGAGGAAGTATTGTACTATATTAATGATTCGGAAGAATGCTGTATCTGCGAAAAGCCAATAAGCAAGCGCAGCATATTTAAGATTATAGGAGATTGATCGATGAGTGAAAAAGAGCCCATAGTGAAGTACTCGTGGGAGGATATTAAGTTTACCATTGGCTTTGAGGACAAGAACGGGAGCCCGATCGATGCCGAGACGAAGAAGTTTAAGTTCATCTACAAGGACGAGGCCGGTTGTTGTTGCGAAGTGAGCTACGACGGAAAGACACGTAAAAACTGTGTGTTCCGTGACGGCGTGCTGTACGGCATATTCAATTCCGGGACTTTCCGCTATGGCTTGCTATCGGTCGAGAGGCACTACTGGATAGAGGATGCCGATTTCGATGACGGCAAATGGGACTATGGCGATGTTTACAAAACCAATATAATCATCAAGTGATATGGCTGATAGTGATTGCATAATTGTTCATGAGCAGGTGGTAGTGCCCGATGCCGCCGTGGTGGAAGAAATGGTTGCCTTACCCGGTGAAAAAGGAGATAAGGGAGACCCTTTTACCTACGACGATTTTACGCCGGAGCAAATCGCCGATCTTCAACGCCCTGCGACAGAGGCGGCGGCAGTCGCCAATCAAGCGGCTGAAAATGCCAATAAAGCAACCTCGGATATAAAGGTTCTCAGCGACAGGTTGACGGCAGAAGAAGCGAAACGGGAATCTGCTGAAAGCGGCCGTGCCTCGGCGGAGAGTGAGAGAGCCGAAGCGGAAGTTCTAAGAGAGACGAGTTTTTCCCAAATGCAAACTACTCTCGAAGGACTTATTTCCGATACAAACACAGCCACATCGAACGCCAACACAGCGGCAGGAAATGCGGAGAATGCCGCAACGGAAGCGAACAATTCGGCAACTCTCGCTAATGAGGCGGCCGATAAAGCGAACCAAGCGGCGGAAAGTATAGAGAATAGGTTTTCCGGTGAAAGGACGGGAAGGATTTATTTGAAATATAACAGAACCCAGCAATCATATATTATGCCGGTAAGTATATGGGCGGAAGAAGATTACATATACTTAGTTATTTGGGGAGAGGCAATTTTATGCCTCTCGTGGAATGGCGAATTGATATGGGAATATATATTGTGGTGTACGACTGGCAAAACTATAACTGTCAAAGGCGATTATCTTTACCAATTTGGGAATAATAACGGTACAATTTATAAGATAAACAGATATACCGGTAAAACGGAGCTATCGAACAAAAACGACTCTGTTTCATACTACGAACAAAAAAATAAAATATATAATGTAAATGGTACTATCTATTGTTTCTCTGCTATCTCAAAGTCGTTATACACATTGAACGAAAACACTCTCGAATTAGTAGATACCGGGCTATATTCGGGAGAGATTTCCGGGTGCGATATAAATGCAGATTTTATCACGATATGCGCACAAAACAAATTGATGAAATTCAGCACGGAATTGGAGGAATTAAGTTCTTTCGATTACTCCGAAAAAGTGACATTATTAAAGGACAAAGATGTATTTATATACTCGCATGAATGCTCTAAGAGTTGCACATTTATACAGCCACATGATAGCAATCACACTTGGCTGGCAAGTTATAGCGGAACTAATTTTTCAGATAAGTACTATTTGAACACCAAATTTGGAAGGGGTACTTCTGTCATTTGCTTGACAAGGGGAAATAACATAAATAACAAGAATATTCCTCAACTTTTAACCGATAATCTGAAAACGAATGCAAGAGTTAACTTGCTTTATAAAGATGACATTGCCATATCGAACAACGGTGTTTGTTTATCAGGGTTCTTTTTGAATAGGAATTTCATGTGTTATTTGAGTACTGATTATATTAAGATTGAGATATTATGATACAAATTAAGCTCAATGACGATAAAGTTGAATCCATATATTATGGCGAAACCCTGATAGAAGGATTCATACGAATAGATTCTATCCCATCTCCCGAAGAGATACTCGGAAAAATACCCGTGATGTATTACCGGAACGGTGCGATAGTCTATGAGTACGAGGACGCACCGGAAACGACGGAGGACGGCACGGAAACACCTCCCGTACCAATGGACTACGGAGAAACGGTAAACGAGTTAATACGTCGGAAATATACCTTGTCGGAGGAGTTGGCGATACTTCGGCAAAGAGGTACGAAAGCAGAGGAGTTCGAGGCTTATAACGCCTATGCGGAATCCTGCAAAGAGGAAGCCAGATTATTAATCGAAAAACAGAAACATTGATATGGGAGGGATAAACGAGGCTACGGAGGTAGCCAGAGGGATAAGCGAACAGGGATTCTTGGTGATGACCGCAGCATTCTTCTTGGTGTTGTCGGCCATGATGATGGTGGCCTGCTTCAAGTGGTTCAAATCGATTATCACCAAGAGTATGGAGGATTACGGAGAATCCCTGAAAGAGCTTATTGAAAAAACGAACGACCAGAATAATATGTTGTCCGACATATCGGAAGGTCTGAGACCGGAAACGCAGCTTCGGATAAAGAACATATCGAACGTGTATTTCGATTTGGCCGTCGAAAGGGTTTGCAGAATCATCAAGAAGGTCAGGGACGAGAACCATATCGCCGACAAGGAGAAAACCTCCGGTAAGATACATACTTTGTTGACGAACCAGTACGAGGACAGGAACAGCCGTTTCGATTACTTTACTTATCGGGGTAAACGTCTTTCATGTTATACCAATCCCGAATGGATAGAATGGGTGGCAGAAGTAGTTACAAGCGAGGTGTATTCTGGGAATGTGAATAACGGGCGGGCATATACGAATGTAGTTTCTGTCTATGACCGTATCAAGCTCGATTTTTATCACCGATTAAATAACGAATAATATGAAGAAAATTTTGGAGAGAATCAAAGGGTTGTTATTGTCTATTCCCCACGACAAGCTGCTGCATTTTATCGCAGGAGGTGTCATCGCCTCTTTCTTCGCCATCGTAATAGGTGCGACGGCGGAATATTGTGTGCTGTTCTCTGCCATAGCGGGCTGTATCAAGGAGGCTGTCGACGAGTGGAGGAAGCCGGGGGCTTGGTCGTATGCCGACTTGCTGACGACCATTTTGGGCGGGTTTCCCATACAGCTGTTTGTATGGATTGCGTGAAAGATTGAATGATTTATAACCCGGCGACGGGAAAGCGTTCTTTGACTTCTTGGAATCACCGTTTGATTTATCGTAAAAAAGTATAAGAATTGGTTGCATGTTACGATATTTTTTGTTACTTTGCAACAAGATGATAAGCGATACCTATAAATACGATAGCGTTACGGTTGCAAACTATATCATTGCGTTTGCTAACCAGAATAAGTTTTTCATTAACATGACTAAGCTTCAAAAGTTGTTGTATATAGCTTATGGAGTATATCTTTACGTAAAGAACGAACGCTTGACAAACGAGCACCCTCAGGCTTGGCCGTATGGTCCGGTTTTCCCGACCACTCGAAATAAATTGATAAAAAAGGATTTTTCAGAAATTTCCCTTTCTGATGAAAACCTTGAAAAAATAGCCCGTGATTCCGAAATGGAATCTCTGATGAAACTGGTCTTTGGCAGCTATGGTTCTAAAACTGCCGCCTATCTGACGGAATGGTCTCACAAGCCCGGTTCTCCGTGGGATAGGACCGTTAAGCAGCCTTCATTCAGTTGGGGGGATAGAATCCCGGATAGTTATATCCAAGAGTATTTTAAGACACTAATTTCTCCCAAAGCATGACTAAACAGAAAGATTCTTTTAGCGGCTTGGATTTACGTAGTGAGAATGGTGTCCATATTTCTCCAGACTCAAATTTGGGCGATATAGACGACAAGAATTTATCCGAACAAATACGGGAGCGATATTCACAAGATACACAATTTCGTAAACATTTGGCCAGATGGGTCATGTGGATTATCCCCATATGGTTATTCATAGTAATTGCCATTCTTGTATTTTGCGGGATCGGATTATTTTCATTGGGACCGGAAATATTGATAGCTCTACTGGCTACGACAACTATCAATGTATTAGGTTTAGCCAATATCGTATTAAAGGGTATTTTCCCGAACAGAAAAAAATAAACATTGCTCACATGGATACAAAAGGTTCATTCCCCTATGTCCAGAACTCGTCCGATACGGATTCTCAACCTCCGATACCGGCTGATTATTCTCCAAAATTCGATGAAAGTTATTTAAATTCTTTAATCGAAAAGGCTTATCCTCGTCTAAAAGATGTCGACCCTGTACAATGGCTCGATGAATTGAGGAGAGAGGATTGATAATGCCTTCGGCCTACGTTTGTCCCATTTTCAATAACGGATAAGCCTAACCCTAAGGCTACTCTCTCATACATTCGTTACAAGCGGTGATTCTAAAAAGTCACCGCTTTTTTTGTCGCCAAAAATGAAGAATGGATATGAAATACTTCACGATGAAAGAACTCACAAAGAGTTCGACGGCCGATAAACTGGGTATAGACAATACCCCTACTCCCGAAGCGTCTGTTGCGCTGTCGAACCTTGTCACCCATGTTTTAGACCCCTTGCGGGAGATGTACGGGAAGGCGATAACCGTCAATTCGGGCTATCGTTGTCCCAAACTCAATGCCGCCGTGGGTGGTGCGAAAAACAGCCAGCACATGAGGGGTAATGCGGCGGATATAACGGCAGGGAGCAAGACGGAGAATAAGAAACTGTTCGAGCTTATACGGGATAACCTTCCCTTCGACCAGCTTTTGAATGAGAGCGATTACAGTTGGGTGCACGTGTCTTATGTGTCGAAATCGAAGAACCGGAAACAAATACTGAGCTTATGAGACATGTACCTCTTTTCATCATTACTATTTTGCTAATGTCCGCAATATGGTCTTGCCGTTCGGTGAAGTATGTGCCTATTCCTTCGAAATCAGATATAAAAGATTCTGTAAATATAATCGATTCTCTGATTCTACGCTATGAAACAAGAACGATAGATTCGATATTTATCAAGGATTCAACTGTCATTGTACAGGATAATGAGGGGAATGTAATCAAGGAAAAGTACTATCGTGAAACGGAGCGATATAGAAGCCTTGAAAGAGATTTTAACGAGCTTAAACGGAAATATGAAGAATTGAAAAAGGAGAAGATGGACAGCATACAAGTACCCTACCCCGTCGAGGTAGTAAAGTACAAGACTCCCCGATGGTGCTGGTGGACACTCGGTGGCACCCTCTTGCTGCTTGTCCCTTACATCGTGAAATGGATGACAAAATTGAAAGGACTGGGTTTCTTGATATAATTTGATTTACGACTCCTTCCGGGGCTTCGGAGTATAAAGGAAAGCCTCAATCTCTTGCTGCTCTTCCAAAACGAACAAGAGACAACATCACTGGGAATGTTACGAGGCTTTCACAGCCTTTAAACAGGAACGTGATGTTTTTTATTGTGTCAACAATCTATAATTTAACAAATATTTAAAAAGGCAAGAGATATGAAAACCAATGAAATCTTTGAACACGTCTTGCAAATCGTTTGCGAGGAATGTGAGCTGTGTTACGGCGAATTGATCAACGGTGCGAACAAAAATGCGGTCGACGCACGTTGCCTGCTCATCTGTGCGTTGGTATCGCTCGGATTTACGGAAGAAAATATAGCGTCTTACTTGTCTATGACACGACAAGGAGTGAATAAGTTGAAAAACACGTTATCACACAGGATTTCACAAAGTTACATTCTATTAAAGAACAATCAACTAATTAGCAAACGCATAGCAACTGAAATTCATAGATAGCAACTGTTATGACCGTATGTTTGACACACCGGAAGATGTTCTTTCGGTATAACTAAAAAAATAAAAACATATGGAAGGAATTAACAGAGAAATCGTAGAAAAGAAAGTCTACGAAGAAGGAAAGAAAGAGTATGCCTCTAAGGGTGTAGGTAATGCCGGTTTAGCATTGGGAATCGTTGGTACAGCTCTTGGCGCAGGTGCGCTTTGGGGAAGACGTAACGGGATTTTCGGTGGCGGTTCCATGCCTGAGAACGTAAACATCAACACGACGACTGGTGGCTGGGGAGGTTCAAGTGCTGTCGCTCCCACCGCATTTCAAGCATGGGAAAAAGAATGCGAGGATGCAATTGCTCTCACCAATACCATTTGGGGATTAAAAGTCAACACGCAAGACCAAATGTATGCACATCGTGAAACCGATGTGGCTGAAAAATTCCAGTTGTATAAGTCGCAAATCGATGCAGATTTCGGGCTTTACAAGACAAGCCGAGATTTATACGATGTATTGAACGAGCGATACGCCAACAAATTCAATGAACTGGACAAGAAGGTAGCTGTTTTGGAAGCCACCCGCCCGTATCAAGACAGATTGATTCAGTGCGAAATCGATCGTGCCTTCACAGCCTCCATCAATTACACGGATCGCAAGACTTGCCGAGCTATCTATGGCGTTGTAGGTCTTCCTTCTACTCCTACCGTAACTGTTTTGGAGGGTGCAAACCCTTTCGGTTGCAACTGCCAAAGAGCAGCGTCGGAAACTCCGACGGCATAAAGGCCGAAAAGAAACGCAAGAAAAAGCGTTAGTGGTAGAGCCCCTTCGGGGGCGATACCACTTTCATTACCGATTACTAACCACTAACACGAATAATTATGAATTTTACAGACCCTTTATTAAACGACAGGAACTTTTCTATCCCCGAATTGGAGAGAGAACAGGAAGCCATGCAACAAAAAATTGCTGAAATGAAAAGAAACTATCGGCAATCTGCGCAAACGACTTCTTCTCCCGTGTGGGACGAAATAGACAGGATTATGGACTCCTTGACCGAAAAGGAGTTTAGGTTTATGCAAGAGAATGAAGAATTTCAGCAAAGCAGCATGGAAATTCAGAGTATTCTCAACCGGGAGTATATGCGGATTATGAGACCGATAGTCGAAGGGACAAAGGACGGGAAAGATGCGTTGGACAAACACCTTACCCTCACCAAACGATTGAAGAAAACTGTTAAGGACGAAGCGGATAAAAAGGACGCCTTGATGAACGAATATATTACTCAGTACAGCGACATGAGCTGGAATGAATTTATGGATATGAAACAAAGAAAAACATCGTCTAAATCTAAGAAATAATGGAACTGAAAGAAAAACTGGAAGCTGTAAAAACAAAGTTTAATAGGGCTGCTCATACATGGATAGATGATAGGATCGATGATTTTACACGAAATAATCCCCAATTAAAAACTGTATCCACATACCTCAAACGTGGAGCAAAAAATTATTTGTTGAAAGAAGACAAAAAGATTAACGAACTTATCGATGGATTATCTTTATTTATTTGCGACGAAAATGGGAACATAGATGTTAATATGCTATTCGATGATTTCATTGAAATGTTCAATTCTATGGAAGAAAGAGAATTTAATCTGGGTATTCTTAAAGGTAATCTTGGCTCCGGGGCTATGAAAATAGAAATACCAAATAATCTCCTGACTAATTTGGTATTTGGAAATATGGGGTATATTCGTATTACATCGGGAGACTTAGTTGAGCTTAAAGAATTATTTATAACGGAATGAAAGCGTTATAAGCAGAAAATTTCAAAGGAATATTAGGAAATGCAAATGATGAACAGGGAAATGCCGGGGTGAGAAGCTCCGGCATTCGTGTTTAATTCCATGTCAATCATTTTTGCGGAAAATTTTCCAAATCATTCGTTTTGTTAAATATTGATAAATCATGAAATATTTATACTATAATATTTTGTATATACAATAAAATGTAGTATCTTTACCATGTAATCAAAAACAAACAGTAACCAATTAAAATAGAGTCATGTTACAGAAAGGTACAGAACAATACAAAGAAGCTCAGGAATTATCCAACAGACTTCAACAGATTGCTAACTATGAAAGATGGAATAATAACAATTCGTATGAGTTGCATTTCAACCCGTTCTATCGGTTTTTAAACGAAATAATCAAGTTGAATGTGTTTGCCTCCAATGTGGCCAAAACGATAGATGAAAAATGCACTTATCCGAGTTTCAAGATTGCCAACATGTCGAGTAAGCAAGCATGGATACTTGCCTGTTCGGCGATCGAGAATAACATAAATCTTGAAGATTGTTATACACCAGTATGGGGCAAATAATTATAAATAAAAATTACTTATATATGGAAACGAAAAGAACAATGGTATTATCATTTCATGTTTGCCGAGGTGGCAGATTCTTTAACCCCGGTCATGTTGAATTTGTCGGAGAAGAAACATTCTCAGATGTGTGTAGCATGTTGTCAGATCGCTTGTTCACGAAAGACAGGGACGAGCATGGGAGGTTCTGCAAACCCTATATTGCAGACGAAGTGGGCACTGTCGTTAGTGAGGACGACGAGAACGGAAGAACAGGAGAGATAGACTTCGATGGCAATTATGACAGATATTATACTATCGAGATAGAGGATATAGACGACCTCAGCGACTCGGAATTGGAAGCCATAAGGGAGTATAAGGGGTATATAAGCGAAGATCTTGAACATCTTGTTAAAGTCGATGACGACGAGGAGGACGAAAAATGAAAAGGGAATTCCCATTATTCATTGTAGACCATAACCGGGCGCACAAGTTCGGAGAAGTCGACTTCATATACTGTTCGGACATAGACAATGGATTTATCGCCAAAGTCGAGTATATGGACGGTATTGTTGAGGAAGTCGGAGAGGATTACCGCATAGAGCCCGGATTGTCAGGGTCGAATCTCTCCGCAAAGATCAGCATTAAGCGTATTACCGGTAAAAATCCTGATAAGACTAAAATACGAGGCCTTTTAAAACAGGCTATGAAGTATTATACATCGCTATCGACATTCTCGGCAGACATCGGCAATATTACGGTTCGGCAAATGGTGTTGTTCATTGATACGCTGATTTTAGACGGTCGTAAGAATGCAATTGCTGCCGGTAGTGATTATAATTATAGGAATACGGTATTAACATCTATCGCATTTTTAGAGGCGATAAAGAAGGAATTAATAGGAGTATGACAATAGAAGAATTATCGAAACAAGTGCGTAAGATTCGCGAAGAAAAGGGACTGTCACAATATAATATCTGGAAACAGGGTATGAACTTTGGAACAGTCATTGCCATTGAAAGTGGGAAGAATGTCAACTTGAACAACTTCCTTAAATATTGTGAGATCGTAGGAATTGATGTAACTTTGGAAGAGAAAGAGTAAATAGGATTATAATATCTTGTGCAAATATTGTGCATATTTAAAATGTTAAAAGCGTAACACTGTATTATACAAAATGTTACGCTTTTCATTTGCGGAAGGAGGGGGAGTTGAACGTAAAAAGCGTTTTAACATTCATTTTGC